AACGTTTCTAGAACCACTGATGAAGTGTGCCGAACCCGTGTTAAGTGCTACATCATCAGCGTTTACGGTAATACCACTTCCTGCTCCTACTGCGAGAGCGGAACCAGCACCACCGGTTAAACCAGCACCAGCTGCATCTGCTGCGATACGAATAGTACCAGCATTTGCTTCAAGACCAGTTCCGGCGAGTGGTGTGGATAATTGACTGACGTTAATACGTCCGTCTGTACCGGCATCAGACAAGAGTAACTTATCTGTTCCTGATACAGTAATACCCGTTAGGTCACTTCCAAAACTATCAATATCGAATGCGAATGATGTAGCGGTGACATTACCAGTAAATGAACCAGTGAATGAACCCGTTGCGCTTGTTGCTTCAATATTGTTAAGATGTGCAGTTCCACTTACGTGTAAATCACGCCAGTTCTTTGTAGGAGAACCTAGGTCAAACGAGTTATTAACATCAGGAAGAATGGACGAACTAACTTCCGCCAGAAACTTAACAACATCAATGTCTGCATTACCGACAGTTAGGTTTCCACCTAATGTCAAATCACCCGCTATACTTGCACTACCAAGTAATTGCAGGTTTGATGCGGTTACATTATATCCTACTGCTTCTACATCACCTTGGACCAACAAAGACCCAGTGACTTTTGCACCGTTATTGAGGACTATCAGCCCCTTACGTGCAATAAATTCATTCGCCATACGGTTCTCCCAACGGGGTTATTCAGTGTATATAAATATTAAATACTTTGTTAAGAATTCAAATTCGGAAACAATTTAAATAGACTTTGTACAGTCCAGGCTCCACTTCCTGACCCATTACTGTTTACTCGTAACTTGAAATAACTCCCCGATTGAATAAACCCGAAAGATATGTCTTTTGTATCCCCAATATCTGCGGTAGAGATGTCCGTAAATACTACATTACTCCCCGACCACGTTGCTAATACCATTCCAATGCGGGTTGCTCCAGGTCGTTGAGCTATATAATCTATCGTGGTTCCTGCGTATTCTGTGGTAGAAATGTAAGGTTTTACATCTTCGGTTGCCCCGAATATACCTGTATTTATGGACCCCGTAAAGGTCATATGAACCGTTCCAGCGTCTAGTCTAAATTCGTTAGATTTGACGATTGCGGGTTCAATTGTGGTGTCTACTAACAGTCCGACAACTTGTGCACTACTGGATACGAAATTGGTGGTGTCGTTAAGTGCGACAATTGCGGACCCACTTTTCGTATATAATTTACCATCGGCAATATTGACCGCAAGTTCACCATCATACATGGCACTTGCGGTTGGAACTGCTCCGTATTGACTATTGTAAAGAGGTATAAAACGATTTGCTGGCATTCTTTATCCTATCTTAATTAGTGTTATGCTAGACTTGCACTACGATATTGTGTTCCATCGTATACATAGATAAATGACCCACTAAAATACATAGACCCTACTTGTGGTGATGTAGGTGTTGTTGTTGGTAATACAAAACTACCAGATACGGTGAGTGACCCCGTGACTTCCATTCCTTCTTTTGCTACAAATTTTTTATTTGCGGTAATTCGACCATCGGTGTAACTTGCTGATCCTTGGAATTCCAATGGAATGTATGCCGTGTCTATCGTACTACCACTATGTATGTATATACCAGGATTAATTTTTCCTGCCAATTGAGGTCTTGTACTTGCTAATTCATATGGTTGTGCCATCAATCCAATATATTCACTATTTGATTCATTGAACAAACCAAATCGATTTACTGATGTAGAATGAACTCCACCAGAAACATAAAACATACCAGTTCTGGAAAGTCTAACTGCACCTGCATCCACTCCTACACCACCACTAATTTGTAACAAGTCTGTGGATGGATTAAATAACAGTGTTCCACCATTTTTAGCAATAACAGATCCACTTAAAAATGTAATAGGAAAATTGTCATTCTCATCTGTATAAACTGTGTTTAATGGTGCAAATGCTGCGTATGATGCAGTTAATGCATAACTTGCACTGGTAATGTAACTTAATCCACCGGATGGAGTAGGTATAATTGTTCCAGAACTTCCTGTTTCATATACTCCTGCAATAATTACGTCAATTCCATCGGCGACACTTGCCGTACCATATAATGACCCAGTGATACCACCTTGGTTTGCGGTATCCAACATAAATAATGAACCAGTAATTACACCCGACCCACTAAACGGAAACGCTGAAATGTCTGCTAAATTTTCTGCGTAAGATGCCGTTATAGCATATGATGAACTATTGGCGTATACACTAGCACCACTTACATAAGACGCAGATGCGGCAAGTCCTGCTAAATCCGCATACGAAGTGAATGAACCAGTGCGAACAGTATTTATTCTACCAGGAACAATGTTGATATTATACGCATCACCTTCACGAATAACAACTTTGAGATTTGGAATATCCGTGTTTACTATAAAATTACTCATTTATTATCTCGTAGCGGCTGGGCGGACCACTAAATATCCTTCAAGAATACGACGAGTGATTGAACCACTAGTCATCTTAATATCGTATACATACTTTCTTTGTGTAAGTGCAGATGTATCGGTTGGAGTTAATAATACGTAAAAACTCCCAGATGAATACGGTGAATTTTTTGTGATAGTAAATGTAGCTGCTATTTCATCCGTGGTAAAATTTTCTCGTACTTGACCACTAAACGTGTAATCTGTGATGTCTAAATAATCATTCGCATCAGTATTTTCTAATGAGGTCAGAATTTTAAAGGTTTCACCTTGACCAATGTTAAATTCAGTAATTTCTGCCATAGTTATCCTCGAAAAAATACACCTTTATATAAGTATCACAAAGTATTGGTATATAACAAAAAACCCCACTTTTTGGGTGGGGTTTTTGATACTTACCATATTCTTAGTAATTGAGAATGCAGTAGTCTGGTTGGATGGTGAGGGAGATACTCATTGGGTCATCCTTTTCCCAACTCATTTCACCGAATTCAACTTTGGTGATTTGTGCACCCTTCAAAATCCATTCTTCAACCTTATCACCTACTGGACCAAGAACATTGATGATGATGTCCTTTTTGTAGAATTCTGCATATCCATCACGACCGGTGACTGATTCGTGGTGAAGACGAACCCATTCCATTACTGCTTGTGCACCAGAAGGAACGATTGGGTCGTACAAGTCAAGAGTCATTTCATCCCATACAGTCTTACCCTTGATGTAACGTTGAAGATTGATGTGGTCTAAACGCTTCTTTTCTTGTGTAATCTTTGGACGGTCTGCCTTCTTGATAAGATAGGAAGGAATTCCGTCGATGGACATAATATAGCGATTCGCAGTCTTTGGTTCGAATGCGGTGAAAAATAGTTCTTGTTCATTGACCAAATTTGCCATATGGCTCTCCAGATATAGATTGGTACTTTAATAAATAGTGGTTATTGAAAAAACTGATTAGATAGTATCGAAGGTTGCACCAGTTGGGAGAATGTTGAAGTCCAACTTGATGAATTCTGCGGTACGGGTTGGTTGGAGATAGATTGCACCTTGGAGAATATTACGGTCAATAATATCTGGGGTGTTATTTGTTTCATCCATTACCACACGGAATGCGGTCAAACCAGAACGTTGTTGGATACCTGCGAGGTATGGGTTGACAATGTTCAAGAAACGGTTTCTGGTTGCTTCGGTATTTTGTTCGAATACCAAGTACCGTGCTGAACTTGCGATATACTTCTTCACAGTGATGAGTAAGCGACGAACGTTTACACGGTCAAGTGCTGAAGCGCGACGTTGGAGTGTCTTTTGTCCCCATACGCAGATACCTTGTCCTGGGAATTGTGCGATTGGGTTGACCTTTGATTCGTACAATTCGTCACGTTGTGCTTGGTTCAAGCGGGTCTTAACACTAACTGCACCTGGGATACCACCACGATTCAACCCTGCTGGTGCGAACCATTCTGCCCCTTGTTGGTCGGAGTATGCGTAGACTTCTGGGAGGACTACCGATGGTGGTGCCCAGAGATATTTACCAGTGATATCATCTAGTACTCGAACCCAAGGATAGTATGCTGCTGCATAATTGGTATCAAGGAGTTCGGCTTGAGTAGTAACTGATGTAAGTGTTGCGTCAAGTGTGTCAAGGTCAGCGATGTAGAAACAATCCCCACGTGATTCACAGAGGTCAATACCAGATTGTACTACATAACTGTGTTGTGAGTAAATTGCGCCTGGAACTGCGAGGAGGTTAAAGTCAACTCTGTCCGGATTGCTTAATTGATTTAATGCTCTCTTATATTCGAATGAACCAGATGCTGCTGCGTTGGAAAGGTCAAATCCTTGACTATTTGTTGCGGTAATTGACCCACCCAATGCGATATAGCGATTTGGCTTGAATCCGTCAAATCCACCTTGGAATGGTACAGAGAAGCGACGATATGTTACGTGGTCACGATTAGTAAGAGAAATTGGTGCGCCACTTACTTCGTTACTTGGAAGGTTTTCAATGTTGAATTCAGATCCAACCACGTTATTTCCTACGAGTGGTCCAAG